GAAACGACAGTATGAGTACACAACAGAATCCGTCAGTTTATGCACAATGTATTCAATATCAGTTATCTGAAATTGTTGACCCGATACCCGTGTACGCTAATTTCAATAGAAATTGGGCAACACAACCGCAGTTTTTGACATGGCAATTGCGTAATGTGCATCAGCCTGTTTATACGGGGCAAGACCAAAATAACAAGGGTATTGACAGACCTATATTCCAAATCAATGTTTTTTCAAAAGATATGGACACGGCTTTTAATTTAAGCAATACCATATTACAATCATTACATGGTTATTCAGGAATGTTTGGCAATCCCGCCACTAACGGTTTTTGGTTAGCCAAGGCAGATGTTTTTTGGTTATACAATACTTATGACAATGAAATTAAGTTGCATCAAATCGTACTTGATTGCCAACTTGATGTTCTAACTTAACAAGACAGAATCTTTTAAATCTTTTTATAGGAATATTCAAAATGGCACTTATTGATAAAGTATTAGCAGGGTACACAGCAACCCTTTGGATGCAAGACGATGTAACACCAACACCTTTAACTGATTCACAGTTGTCAACATGGACAGCACAAGTTGCTAACATTGTTGGTACAACCGCAGGCGGTGCAGGTACAGCAGGTATGGCAGTACCCGTTGAAGCCATCCCCGCTTTTGGTGCTGACGATGCTGTTGCAAGCTATTCAGTAGCAGGTGCAAGAACAGGTGCAAAGATTACTACACAAAACCAAGTAACTTCAATGAACATTACTTGTGCGTGGAATCCTGCCGACCCTGCAATGTTGCAAATTCGTGCTGACGGTTACGGTGGCACAACAGTACGCACTTATGTTGTTGCTGTTTATGACGGTACAGACACAGTTGCTTATGCGTTCAACGCAATGGTTGGCGGTATGCAATGGGATATGTCACCATCAGCAGAGGGCAAATTTATGTTCACATTGCACCCTGTTGGCGGTAACTCATACGGTTGGTCAACCAATTCTTAATTAACTAAATGCCCCCGAAAGGGGGTTTACACTATATGACACAGATAAATAATACAAACGACCTATTACACTTTATTGTTACCCATGCCAATTCAGGCGTTAAGAATTGGTTTGGGTTTCATCAACAGCGTATTGCAGGTATTCATACAGCGTATGAGATTGCCAAGTTACACGCAGACAAAATGACCCCTGAAGAAGTTGCGGATTATGCTTATAGGCTAAACAACGCAATTTATAACAAACTTGTTAAAGGGGCTGAATAATGAGTTTTGCGGATAAATTAGGAAAATCTTATGGCATGGTGCGTGACCAAGCCAAGATTAAAAAGATTGATATTGAGTTGGGCGAAGTTAAATTTAGCCTAAAGGTACGCATACCGTTAAAGCATGAAATGGAATCTTTGACAGAAAAGATTGCCAACCCTGACCCTGAAAAAGTTAATGTTATTTACGAGAACCTTACAAAGTCAATTAAACAAGCCATTGAAGAAGGTGGTGATGATTTCTTGAAGGTTTTAAATGGTGACAAAGAAACTATTAAAGTAACTGATGATGATATTGTTATTGACGGTACATCAACCAAACAAGTTGCCAATATGACCGCTATTTGGGAAACGCAGGTTGAAGAATATTTCCACCTTTTGCAATCCGAAACAGGCGAAGCCATTAATGAAACATTTAAAGATATTAGCGAAGAATTCCCTGAACAAGTTATAAGAGAAATCGTAACTGCAATTGACGGGGCAATTAGACCTGATTACAAGACAGCAAAAAAAAACTAAGAAAATCGTTACGCAGGCAAGTTAGGGCATCAATGATTTTCAACGGGCATACATCGGAATCGGTGGATGCAATTGATGAAGAAACTTTTGCGGAGTTGCAGGTTATGTATGCAGACGGCTTATTAGGTAACAAAGGATTGTTTGAAGCTATCAAACCTTTGACCATTGCCGTTTTTAACTATATGCGTTCACCAAACGCCCCTGCCTATAAAGTTGACCAATTATTCCCGTGGGTTGATGAATACGATAGAAACCCCGATAATGACCCCAATACTAAAGATGCGGTAAGTTCAGCATTGTTAGGTTTTGTTAGTCAGGCAAAAGGTTTTAAGGTGGAAAGGTTCAAAAATGTCAATTGATATGAAAGTAACCATTCAAGGATTCCCTGAGTTATTTCAGGCAATGGATGAATTGGCTGAAGAAATAGGCAAAGGCAAAACTGACAAAATTTGGCGTAATGCCATGAAATACGCTATTGAACCTGTGTTACAGGATGCCAAATCGTTTGCCCCTGAAGATACGGGGCAGTTGGCTAAACACATATATTCTAAGGTTCACAGACCGCAATCTAGGGATAAAACAAGCCAATCTTACCAAGGCGAAATGTATATTGCCCGTGTGACCGCAAGTACATTGCGTGATGATGTTGTACACAAAGTCATACTTAACAAACGGGGTAAATTCCAAACGGTTGCAACTAACAAAAAGCCCGTACCTGTTTCACAAGAATTTGGCAACGCAAGGGTATCAGCCAAGCCATTTTTAAGACCTGCCCTAGAATCAAATTATGAAAATGTTATTTCAAGATTAGGGCAATCTATATGGTCAGAATTGCAATGGGGCAAGTATAATAAGTCAAAATCATAAGGGTAAATCATGGCAGTCATTGGTTCACTATCAGTAAAACTTGGGTTGGTAACGGTTGAATGGGATAAGGCAACAGCCAAAGCCAAGCAAGATGCGAAGCAATTGCAAAATGCCTTTAATGATTTAGGCGGTGGTGTAAAAACACTTAGCGGATATTTTAAAGCGTTAGGCGGTTCATTAGGCGTGGCAAGCATTGGTGTTGGTGCATTGTTACAGCAAACCATTGCTTTTTCAGGTGAGATAAAAGACACAGCCAATGCCTTTGGCATTTCAGTTGCCAAGGTGTTGCAATTCCGTGATGCCCTACAAACTTCAGGTAAATCTGCTGAAGATGCCCAAAAAATTATGGGTAAGCTATTTGCAACCATTGAAGAAGCCAAAGAAGGCAACGAATCAACAATTTCTAAGTTTCAACAGCTAGGTATTTCGTTTGACGAATTACGCAGAATGTCACCTGAACAGGCGTTAAATCGTGTGTTTCAGGCATTGGGCAATATTGATGATGCGTATAAGCGTATTAAATTAACAAAAGATTTGTTGGGTAAAGGCGGTATTGGCGTTGACCCTAAAGAAGTTGCTGAAAAATTAGGAATGTCACTTGAAGAATTCCGCAAGTATGAAGATGGATTGAAACGATTTGGTGAAGTATCTGACCAATTAAAAACAACAATGTCAAACCTAAAAATTGCGTTTGCTGATTTGGCAAAACCATTTGCAGGTAACTTTGTGGTTAGCGTTGATAAATTAAAATTAGCATTAGTTGGTATTGGTTCTTATGCCGTTGTTACAGGCATCACAACAGTTGCAATTGCAGTTGGTAAGTTAGTTATGGCGTTAAGGGCGGGTGCTGTTGCATCAGCCGTTATGTCAGGCGGTTTAACAACCATTGCAGGTTTAGCAGGTGCAGGTGCTTTGACAGCTTTATTTGCCTATATGGACAAAGATGAAAACGGTGAACCTATATCTGAACCCGTGACTGTTACAGCAAAAGCTGAAGGCGGTGGTGGCGGTGGTGAACGACCTGAATTAGTGGCGTTGCGTAAAAAATTAGAATATTTAAAAGAAATTGGCAAATTAAATGTTCAAGAAATTTACGCCAAAGATGCCATGAAAAATATGGCTGAATTTGAAAAGTCAATGGCTGAAATTCAATTAGATACAGAAAAGAAAAGATTAGATATTGAACATAGGCGTTCTGAAGAATTAAAGTCAAATAAAGATAAAGAATCATTGCATGGCGGTATCAATGCAGTTTATGACCAAGAAATCAGAAACCTTGATATGTTGGCTGAAGCCCGTAGGCGTGTTGCTGAACAAAATGAAGCAAATAGACAATCATTTACTTATGGTTGGGAACAAGCATTTAGAAAGTTTGCTGATGATGCTAAAGATAGTGCCAAGGTTGCAGGCGATATGTTTAATAG